TGAGCGTTGAAAGTGATGGCGATAAAGCTAACCGCCAGTACCGCACTTGGCTTAACTGGTCGGCGCAATTCCACTGGCTGAAAAGGGCGGCTGATTATGACAAGTATCTTGACAAGCTAAAGCTGGCCGAACGGCGCAAAGTGATTGAGGCGAGGGAGGAAGCCCACAGGGAGATTACCGCAAAGATGCTGTTTGTGGTGAAGAAAAAGCTGGACATGATGAATCCTGACGAACTGACACAGGGGAATGTTACCGAATGGGTTAAAACGGCGGTGCAGACAGAAAGGGATATTTTGGGAATGGGCAAGGAAGAAAGCGGCGTTAAACAGGGGCAGTTCCGGCAGGGGGAGATTAACTTTGATGGTGAGTTTTCCGGGGTGTGAAGTCAATTAACAGTGAACAAGGAAAAATGAGTAATGGGAACCAGTGTTGTTTTTAAGCCTACTTTTGTTCAGCGGAAAGCCCTTGCTTTGTTGAAAGGCGGGGCAAAACATATTTTGCTGTTTGGGGGCAGCCGGAGCGGGAAAACTACTGTTTTGGTGATGGCGGTTATTTACCGGGCGTTGCGGTTTGCGGGGTCGCGGCATTTGATTTGTCGGTATCGGGCGAAAGATGCCCGGTCGAGCGTTTTGCGTGAGACGCTGTTTCCCTGGCTTAATAACACGGTGGGGAAATGTGGTTATACCTACCTTGCACATGAAAGCATGATTACGCTTTTTAACGGCTCTGAAATATGGATTGGCGGTCTTGGGGACAGGGAACAGGCTGACAAGATTTTGGGGCATGAATATAACACGATTTACTTTAACGAAATATCGCAGTTGAGTTATGCGGCTGTTACTACGGCTTATTCTCGGCTTGCTATGCGGGTGGCTGGCTGCCGGAACTTGTTCCTTTATGACTGCAATCCGGGGAGTCCGCTTCATTGGGCGTACCGGGTGTTTATGCTAAAAAAAGCGTTCCTGACCGGGGAGCCGCTTGAAAAGCCTGAATTGTACGCCTCGATGATTTTAAATCCTGATGATAACCGTGAGCATTTGCCGGAAGATTATATTGCCGATATTCTTGACGTGCTTCCCGAAAAGCAACGGAGCCGCTTTCGTGATGGTTTATGGGTAAAAGCGGAAGGGGTTATTTATGACCGCTTTGATGAGTCGATGATTATTCGTGCATCGGAACTACCGGAGAGGTTTGACCGCTACGCTGCCGGACAGGACTTTGGGATGAATATTACCAATGTAAAAATCGGGTGGGTTGGGGACGTGGTTTATGTGCTTGACGATTATGGCGCGTACAACATGACAACAAAATCATTTAACGCAGAACTGGAAGCGCGCCTCTGGTTTGATGATGTGTTTCCTGTGTATTGCGACCCTGCGGGCGGGGAACGTATACAGGAAATTACCGGGGGCGTGAAAGCAAATAACAGCGTTGAAAGCGGGATTGATTTTATTAACGCAAAAATTGAGCGGAAAGAGTTTTTTGTCTGCGAACGATGCGCCGGGGTTTTGTCCGAGATATGGGATTACTGCCGGGATGAGGGCGGGGAGATTGTGAAGGTGAACGACCATTATCTTGACGCTTTGCGCTATGCGGTGTTTTCCGATGTCCAACAGGGAGTGATTTTTGTATGAATCCTTTCAAGATTTTTTCTGCTAACTATTGGCGAACATCAAACATCTTTGGGCGACAATTTTTGAAAAATAACGCCGTGGCAAAAGATGTTACGCAAAATTCATTGACCGAACATGACAATTTTAGTAATTTATATATTGCCCCCAATTGCGATCATTATTTGTATAATGCCTGGGTTAATATTGCGGTTAATATTCTGATACGCAATTTAGCCAGGGCTGATTTTGTTGTCGAGAGAGGGGGCAATGAGGTAAAACTTGGCCCTCTGTTTGAATTGTTTCATAGGCCGAATGATGAACTGAGCCGTTTTGATCTTTGGAAAGAGACCGCCGGATGGTGGTACTTGGAAGGAGAGGCGTTTTGGTGGTTTGGCCCGGATTATTCGGGCGGGATACCAAAACAGTTTTATGTGCTGAATCCTCGCCAGCTTCATCTTGAAGCTGAAGGGGCGGGTTATGGGGCGTGTTTAAAAAATAATTACAAGCGGCGATGGTTTTATAATGCCGGAGCCGAATTAGTACCAATTTTATCTGACGAGTTAATCCATTTTAAGGATTGGAACCCGTGGAACCCTTTGCGGGGTGTTAATCCGCTGGTTTCGCTGGCCCTTGAACTGGAACAGGATTATTACGCCAATAGAGCCAATTCAACATTACTCAAAAATAACGCTATCCCCCAAGGCTTGTTAAAGACCGACCAGACATTACGGCCGGAAGAAGCTGACGCTATTGAACGGCGTTGGGAAAACAAATACGGACAGGTAAAGGCGGGGCGCAAGATTGCGGTGCTTGGTAAAGGCACGAGCTTTGAGGCGTTGAGTTTTAATCCTGACGTGGTGAAGCTTTTTGAACTTAAACGCTGGAACCTGTATACGATTCTTGCCAAGTTTGGAATACCGCCAAGAGTTGCGAATATTAGCGACAAGTCAACGGCGTTAAGCGGCAAGGATACCAAGGAACAGCACTCGGCATTCTGGCAGTATACGCTTATTCCCATTTTGCGGCAATTTGAGCAGATTCTTGAAAGCCAGTTTTTTATGCGCTTTGGCCTGAAAGAGATTGGGCGGTTTGATCTTTGGGATATTCCGGAATTGCAAGGTAATGAGGACGCGCAGAGCCAGAGGGATATTGCCGAGATTAACGCCGGACTTAAAACGATTAACGATGTTTTGAAGGAGCGCGGCAAGGAAGCCAAGCCTTGGGGGGATATTTGGTACAGGTCTAAAAATCTTGTGCCTGTTGATAAAAATGAGCGAGAGGCGGGATATGAAAGATAACAGCATTGTGATTGCGACTACTGCGGGTTTTTTTGCGGATGCGCTGCGTGAGAAATTGCGGGACGCTTCTTTTCAGGTTTTTATCGCGGCCACTGACGATGCTTTGGCGGCGAGGATTAAGGCGGCGTTTCCCCGGTTTGTTTTTATTGAGCATTGTTTTCACGGATACGGTACGGACGCTTTTATTCAACGGATGGTGAAGCATAACCGGAACATTCATATTGTGGTGTGGGCGGTTTCGGAAGTGAAGCCGTTTGCGGCGGCGCGGTTTATTTTTGCAGGGGCTGAGAGTTTCTTTTCTTTGCGGGACACGGACAGCCACATTGAAACGATACTGGGCCGGATAGCCTGTGGGCGGCATTACTGCCCTGCCGATGTGGAGGCGGTTATTGATAAGGACTGCGCGTATCCGGTGATTGGGGAGGAACTAACCCGGCGGGAAATTGAGGTTATAAAGCTGTCTGTTGATGGACAGACGAATCAGGACATAGCTAATGCCATGCATGTGAGTGTTCATGTGGTGCGGTTTCATAAGTCGAATATTTACCGGAAATGCGGCGGGAATACTCCTGTGGATATTTTGCGGAATGGACTAAAAAGGGGGATTATTCATTCGGAAGACTTTCAATAATGATAAATCAAAAGTGAACAGTGAAAGGTAACTATGAACAATTTAGGGGGAGTCATGATTATTCGGACTAAGGGCGGGGAATTTCGGGCGAGTGATGTTTCGGCATTGCTTGACTTTTTGGGCATCAGGAAAGAGGCGGCGGGAATTCATAAAGTTACTGGTGATGTTGAACTGCTTACGGTGGCTCAATTTGCCAACGAACGCGAACCAGAGGTTCGGAGCCAAGAAGGAATTGCGTGGACGCTTTCTACTTTTGATCTTGACCGTTTTGGGGAGCGGGTAGACCCTGCGGGGTGGGAGTTTTCGCATTTTTCCAGAAATCCTGTTGTGCAGTGGGCTCATCGGTTTGATATTCCGGCGATTGGAAAGATTGATGGGCTTGCCGTTGATGGGGATGGGCTTCATGGGGTGGTGGTGTTTAATGATAAATCATTTGATCCGTTTGGGTGGAGCATTGGGCAGAGGGTAAAGGCCGGAGTTATTCGGGCCGGGTCGGTGGGGTTTCGGGTTATGGAGATTGAAATTCCTTCCAAGGCTGACGCGCCAATAAATGGCGGCAGGGATGGAACATCACTCATTTTCCGCAAACAGGAATTGTTGGAGTTTTCGATTTGTAATGTTCCGGCTAATCCGTTTGCTTTAGCCAAAAACATTGAAGCGGCGGGAACGGCAGCAGCGCAAGAATTAGACCACCCTTCTTTTTGGGGCGGCTTGATAAACAACTTTGAGGGGGCGTAATGCTATGGACGAACTGCTGAAAGCCATACGGCAGAAATTGGGTGAGATGAAAAAGATTGAGCATACCGGATTTTCTGATCCGGCTAAGGCGGCGGAGTATTTCAAGGACAAGGAATTGCTTCTGGAAGAAATGGCTAAAACGCTGGAGACGGTTACAGCAAATCAGTCATCGCAGATTGCGGCTCTTGAAGGGACCATTAAAAGTCTGCGGGGGGAGATTAAAAATCAGGCGGCGAATCCGAGGGAGCTTTCCCGGCGTGAATTGCTTTTTAATTTGGGCAAGGGGATTGCGGCGGCCTGGGGCGGGAACCATAAGGCACTTGCTGAATTGGCTTTTTCGCCTAATTTGAAATCGGATAACTGGACTAATCCCCGTGATGTTTCGTGGGGCGAAAAAGGCTGGCAAGTTGTTAAAGCCCCTATGGGTGAACCGATGGGAAATATGGCTACCAATGACCAGTACCTTATTAACCCAATTTATGAAACGGAGATTATGACCGATGCGGCTAAAAAGTCGGTGATGATGAACCTTGTGCGGCACAGGCCGATGTTGGGGCCGTCTATCTTTCTGCCGACCAGAGACCGGGGCGGTGTTGAGCTTCACTGGCTTACTGCTTACGGTCAGCAGATAAAAGGGAGCAAGCCGAAGGGTGCGGAAAGGGTCGAACTGAAAGCTTACACGCTGGCGGGGTATATTCCGTGGTATGACGAGTTTGAGGAAGATGTATTTATCGACCTGGGGGCTATGTTTGTAGAGGAATTCATCAGCGTTTACGGACAGGAATTCGACAGGCAATGTTTGCTGGCTGATGATGATCC